CCTCTCTTCAACGATTTATCCTTAATTGGAAAATCGCTCTGAAGCGAGGGGCCTTTCGACGGTTTGACAACCGTTGTAGGCATTCTGAGCGCAAGCTTGGTCTGCGGTCCGCAGACGCACTAAATCAGGTTTCCACAGCGATGTGGAGATATTGTTTTATTAACGTCACAAACGAGTGAGTTAGGTAACTAATTCCCTTGAACCTTGTCAAAGGTGCCAAACCCCCTTAACCTCGATAGTGTGGTTAAGGAATAGTCGAATCCAAAAACCTCAAACACTTATGAAATCATTTGATTTTCGTGAGCGCTTGGAGTTCGTGGACTGGCAGAAGATTTTGGAAAATCTTCACCGGCTATCGACATCCTTTAACAGGATGTCTTTAGTCGTCCTTGGTAGGTATACGAAGGGGTGGTCAATAACCGCTTTCTCGCTTGCTAAAGTTGTTCATCGCCTTTATCGGCAGAATGGCTTTGGGTATTGTTCCGCTTACTTGAAGGTCTGCAATACGGCGTTACTTACTTATCTAGGTAACGATCCGGACGGTAGTCCCAGAGTGATACGGATGTACGAACCCCGTTGTTCATTGACTCGTCAAGGTATCCCTAGGATCATTCTCTCTCAGCATCGTAAGATATTGAGAAAGGGTGGTCCCGAAGCGGAGACGGTCGCGCGGTGGTATCTAACGATGTTCGGTTTTTACCGGACATTTGTGGATAAACGCCGTCGGCCCAACTTGTCGACTATTTGGGCAATGGGAGGGACTCCAGAGATGACAGGTGAGGAGTCCTATAATAAGACTCCGAACTTGATTCCCGGGGAACATGATGCTGAACACGATCTAATAGATTGGATTCAGTACTATTTCCCGGCCCTATTGATGGCTCGGGTGCGGAATATTCCGACCGAGATCACATTAGGGTTTGACTGGAGACCTACGTGGTCAGGTGGTCCGAACACGAACCGAACGCCTTTCCAGACGTCCGTGAACGTGTTCCGACACGATATCAATCACTGGTGGTCAGAGATCCTTAAGGATCTCCCGGAAGACCTGGCGGAAAAGAGAGAGAGATTTTTGTATTATGTCTCTTCTCACTTGTATCCATTCAGGACCTTCCACTTACCAGTGGATGATACCGAGCCAATTGACGATTCAGGCTTCTTGGAGCTGATCGCCGAATTGGCCAAGCCTGTTGGGGGAAGATGGGGAACATTGGGGTTGAAGTATGAGGGAGGGGGAAAGGTCCGAGTTTTCGCGATGCTGGATTCTGTCCGGCAGGCGTTGCTTCGACCTCTCCATCTTTGGTTTATGAGCGCTTTGCGCTCCATTCCAAGTGATGGTACCTTCAATCAACTTAAACCACTGTACGCGTTGCGAGATCTCAAGATCAAGAACTTATATAGTTTTGACTTGACCTCTGCAACCGACCGGTTTCCGATATTCCTACAGAGCGTATTGCTCCAAGGTTTATTCGGACCATATATTTCCTTGGCATGGCAATGTCTTCTGGAGCAACCCTTCGTGATACCTTTCGCGAAGTCGTTGCCTCCAGTGATATTTCAGATGGGACAGCCTTTAGGGGCTTACTCATCCTGGCCAGCCTTTTCTCTAACTCACCACGCTTTCGTACAATATTGTGCGAAGAAAGCGGGGTTTTCGGAAACCGAATGGTTTTCTCAGTACGCTATATTGGGAGATGATGTAATCATCGCTCATGATCGTACCGCAGAAATCTATAGGGATCTGATGAAGTTACAAGGGGTCTCTATCTCACCTCATAAGACTATTGTGTCTAACAATAGCTCTTGTGAGTTTGCGAAGAGATTTCTGTGGAAAGGGGTGGACGTCAGTCCTATATCTTTTAAAGAAGTATATACGATTAGACGCTCTACCTCTGGTTCACTAGTGACTCGTCTTAGGACCTTTCGAGAAGTGCTCCGCAAGGAGCCTTATCGTTGGTTCGGAGCCAGTTATCGAGTGTTACCCAACCATCTAAAGCCTAAACAGCCTAGGTGGAAACGGTTTCATTTGATGCTGACTTCTCCCGGCGGTCCTTTCCCATTACCATTTTACTGGTGGTGCTCGCAGTATTCTAAGTTTCCGTTAGGGAGACCAGTGTCTGCGATCGTGCACCAAGAGCTGTTGGATAAGTGGCGATTCTCGTTCGAGCCAGAGGGTATTCCTTCTGAGCAAGACGAAGACATCGTCGAAGAAGTGCTGGTGGGTCGACCGTGGATTCGTTCCTGGTTGACCGTCAGTACTCCGTTCCTTCTAGCCTTAATGGGAGATGATCCGATAACAGCATGGTTCCACCGTCCTACCGTTCCCAGTACAGCTGCTCGTCCGAGGGTCGAAAGATCCTTTAGGATGGGAAAACTGTACTGGATTTACGATAGGATGGTGACCGTGTCTAAACGACCACCTCTGAAGAGTTTGGGAATGTAACAAATTCTCAGGCTTAATCCAGATACTTACCAAGAATAAGTCTTTATGCGCATTCTGAGCGCTATCGGTCCGGTAAACGGATCCTCACGGATCCTCCCTGCCGGGTAGCCGAGGGAGAGTTGGAG